ATTCATATTCATATTCATATTCATATTCATATTCATATTCATATAGCTCGTAGAGCAAGACTACGCCAAGGCGGGATCGATTCTATTACAGCAAAGCATATGCTCATACACATCGCCAAGGCGCTCAGGGCGCTCAGGGCGACCTACCGGCCCAATTGACTCCATTGATAAGCGCTTGATACATACGTTTCGCCTAAAGGCGCTAATGATTCCATTGCCACTCTGGCTTAGACCGCGAAGGGGTAATTCCTCCTAGGGGGTCAACCCCTTAAACTTTAGCAGCATATGAGTATATTATACCATACCTTATATCATATACAGTCACCAAGTTAGGGGTAAGGGCGCCAGAAAAAATATCCCGACCGCGTTCAGAATCCAATAACCGCACAAGCTCATAAACTTAATTGAATCGAAGCACAAAGCGCAATGTGGACCTCTTTAGATCTGCAATCAGACCAGAATCGGGTGATGATAAAACTAGACCAGAATCGGGTACTAAACGCGATCGACCGGGCTGCGGGCTGTGGCATTTTTATCACATGAATCAATCAGTGTGACATTTATATTGACTCAATGTGACATCTAAGCAACTGACTCATAAATACCATAAACCGATCAAAACCGTTGCTTATTTGATTCCATTGTTTCGGCTCCGTAACATTGACTCGACTGTTCAATTTACGATCCGACATTCTCCGCCAATGAATAATTCTTTCCACTCGACTCATTTTCTCTATTGACACGTTTAAACGCTCTAGCGTGACCGCTGGCGGCTTTTACGAGTCGCTGGTATGATTGTGCATGGAATTTATTCTAAGCGATTCTGAGCGATTGCCCCTTAAACGACCCTGAATAGCCTGTCCTGACTCGATAGGTATCGCCTAATGCCTTGCACTCAGATCATGCGATAGCCCGTCAGCGCCCGTCCTAGAGCGTTCAGCGACCTAAACGAATAAATCGCCTATACTCACTATAATAGCGATTAAATCCCTTGCACTCCGAACCGTTTTCAACGATACTTCTCTTGCGGCCCCGAGCCGCGCGGCCCGCCAATCCCGGCTAGCCGAATCGAACAAGGAACTATCGTTATGACTGCACAAGACCAGAATGTCCTGAAAGTTGCCTCCGGCGATGAAGTCGAGAAGATTCGCGAGGCGATGAAGGCCTATAAGTATTTCGACGACACAACGGCGATGCTGGCCGCCATCAACAAGGCCGCCAAGGATTCCGATGGCTTTGTTGGCGTCCCGACGTTCTTTCAGGGTATCGCACAGGACGATGACGGCAGCTACGTTCTGACCGATAGCGGCGCGGACCAGTACATCGATTCCCGCCCGACTTTCGCTTACGTTGGTGGACAGAAAAAGATTGCTGGTGGCAAGTCCGAGCCGATCATCAAGGCGATACTCGCTTTCGGAATCCCGACTGTCGAGGCTGTCCTTGAAGGCGCGCCTGATTTGCTGGCGAAGATCATCGGCAAAGAAATGCGTCACGTTTACTTCCGCAACTACCGCGACGCCGTGAGCGAAGCGGCGCTTAATGCTGGATTCGAGGCGTCGCCAGTCGGAATTGAAGCCTTTGCGGCATCCGCCGAACGTGGTTCCGCCGAGGAGATCGACACCGACACCTTTGATGCCGTTTGGCCCGGATTCCGAAAGGCGCTTGTTGAACAAAATCCGAAACTGGCGAACGTCTTGCCGGCGAAAGGCGAAGTCCTTAAGGCGATTCGATCGAAGTCCTATGCCGATGGCGTCTATCCCGACCTTGAAAAACGCGGCCTCTTCATGTCACTTGCGGCGAACATGTTCACAATCGCCGCGAATCAGGACGAGCCGCTAGAAAACGACACTATCAAAGGTTGGGTTCAGAATCGTGCCAGCGTTGACATTGCTTACAAGGTCACGACCGAGGACGACCTCGCGGCGTTGGATATGTTCGACCCTGAAGCTTCAGCCGCTGCGCTTGGCCTCTAGTCGAATCTAACGCAACTAGGCCGGACAGGGTAACCTGCCCGGCTTCACTCTCACCCTTCCCACTAAATCGGAGTCAAATCAATGCATACAGATATTCACTACACCAGCAACGACCGCGCAGAGAACGACCAGCGAGCGATTGCCGACCTAGAATCCTATGTGGGCCAGAATGGCGTTGCTCGTTTGAAGTTGCTAGCAGAGGCCGGAAGCGTTGTTAGTCTCAGCTTAGCTTGCGCATTTGCCGGTATCACTGGCTACTCATTCCATGCTTTTGCCCGTAAATATTGCCTTGACGCTTATCGCGCTTGGCTTTTGGCAGGGGATTCAGACGGCCCAATTCATACCGATGTAGAAGGCTTCATAATCAAACATGAGCCAGACGCATGAGCACTAGACCACTCCCCGGCCTTATTCTTTCCCTTTCCACTCAATCGGAGTCAAATAAATGATCTACGCATCACCGATCCTAGAACTGTCAGACGCTGACAAACGCAACTTGTCGACTTGCTCTGTTGAGCGCATGATCAACACGAGTATTCGGATTGCGCAGGTAGCCGAGGAATCGAAGAACGAGAAGCTTTCGGAACTTGGCTCTACCTCATGGCAAGATTGGGACGAACTCAAACCACTTGTGCTGAAATTGTGGAATTATCATGCTGAATTGCATCGAGTCGAAGCGTTCAACGCTTTGCAGGGAGTTGACCTCGATGAGCACTAGACCACTCCCCGGCTTATTCTGGCTCCTACTCATTCCACTTGTTGGATTCTCAATTGGCTGGATTGTCGCGCACTTCTAGCCTAGTCTGATCCTGCAACTTGGCCTCTGTGATTCAAATGTCACAGAGGCCTTCAAAATTTTGCTTCGCTACGGCCTTCGGCCTAGCTACGCAAGTATGAATGAGTCCTTCGGACGAAGTGTTATTAGTAAGCATGTAGTAAGCTTAAGGAGTTCGCTAGTCGCTCACGAAGTCTACTCTTAGGGAAGAGCAATGGACTCGCTAGTCGCTCATCGAAGCACTACCCATAGCAAGAGGCTGGGAATCAGAAGCGCGTAAAACGAAGGCCGGGGGGATGTACCCCCCACACGACTCGAGGGGCTGGCGGTTAATATGACCCTCCAAAAATATACAAATTTACACCAACTTCGACCGATTCAGAACGGATTACTGACTGATGCAGAAGAGTGACCTGGAGGCCCAACTGGGCGAGGCTAAAGACTCAATGAGTCAGCTGGTCTATGTGCTTGTGCAGGCATTGGCCAGTGGTGGGACTGTTGAGTCTGTGGCTAAGGGCCTCCAGGTCGAGGAGGAGGAGCTGCAGAGTCTTATTGAGGAGATGAATAAGAAGGAGCAGCAGTTTGACCGGGCCATTGCGCTGCTTCGAATCGATCAGTTCGGCTCCGATAAGATTCGGGACTTCGGCTGGGATGACCTTGAGAAGGTCGTGCTTGAGAAGCTCCGGCGTGTGATGCCCTCGATTCGCGACCCTGAGGTTCTGGTGAAGATTGCTGTCGCAGCGAATCGCGCGAAGCGGTCTACTGATCCGGTGCCTGGTTATTCGAATCAGCGAGCTGATAACACTACGGTTGTGCTTGAGGGCGGTGACCTTGGAGTCATGCGTATTAGCGTTACGAATCGTATCGCAGAACAGCTACAGCAGCCGAGTTCGATCAGTAAGACGATTGACGGCGAGACAGTCAGTAAGCCGTCCGATGGAATCAAGATGATTCGGCTCACTGAGATCAGGGAGCTAATGGACTCCAGAGAGAAAGAGGCCAAGGACATTACACCGGCTGAGCCTAAGGCGAAGATTACGATCGACCCGGACCTGGTTGAGTCCTTCGTGGATTCCTTAAAGACTCCTGAAGATGTCTGATGTCACCGTAGAACTCACTAAGCAAGAGTTGCTTCTGGCCATGCGCCAGGACTGTGTTACCTTCTTGAGTTTTTACCTTGGCGACGAGCTGACTCTTAGGGTTCCGGACTTCCATGAAGAGATATGGGCTGAGCTGCTTCTGCTTGTTGACCAGGCGAATCATGACAAAGTGACCGAGACTCTACAGAAGTTGTTCGCTGTTCCCAGGGAGCACGCTAAGAGTACGTTGGCAAAGCTGGCTTCGATTCTGTTCCTCCGTTATACAAGCTTCGCTTTTACGTTGTACGTCTCAAAGACGAATGGCATTGCTAAGAACGCGATTCGAGATATCATCGCCTGGTTACAGAGTGATCGGGATCAAGAGTTGCATGGTCCTAGCCGAGTCATAAAGTCGTCGGAGACTGATTCCCTCTGGATGATCGACATATCAATTCGGTCGCCGGATGGCAGCGTCAGAGTCAAGCATTGCATATTCAAGGCGCTCGGTTCAGAGCAGCAGGTGCGCGGACTCTTGATCAATAGCCGACGGCCTGAGATTATCATTATTGACGATGTGGAGGATCTTGATAATACGAAGGACGTGAATCAGCAGAAGAATCTGGATGAATGGGTTCTCGGGAGTCTGATGAAGGCGAAGGCCAAGCGTGCCGTTGTCATGTTTCTGGGTAATGCGATTCGTCGGACTACATTGCTTATGCGCCTGGCGAAGAATCCGAAGTGGAATCCAACGATCTTTGGTTGTTTAGTCAAGGATGCTGCGACTGGTGAGTTGAGAGCTTTATGGCCTGAGCGTTATACTGTTGAAGAGTTACTGAACGATTATAAGGAATACCGCGAACTCGGTTTGTCGCACGTCTGGGAATGTGAGATGATGAATCTCACTCAGGACGAGATATTGAACGCAGATATGTCAACCGTTCGATTCGTTATACGTCCATTGCCTGAGGATCTCATCGCGGGTGCGCTTGTCTTAGATCCTGCCTTCGGACTCGAAGCGTATCATGATAAGTCGGCGATCACGGTTCACGCGTTAATAACTGGTAGTTCGATTCCGGCGATCATAGACCATCGAGTCGGGCATTGGCGCGAAGAGGGCATCTTTGACGAGATGTTGAGTCTCAGTTACTATTGGGGCATATCGACTTGGTTTATCGAGGCCGAGGCTGCACAGAAATTATTGCTGAGTCAATTTGATTTATTTATGCAGATTCGTCAGATGAATCGCGAAACGATTGCCATGCTCCCAATTCATACCGATAAGAAATCCAAGCCCGCAAGAATCCTGGCCATGCGTGAAGCCCTTCGAGTCGGGAGCTATGCTCTAGCCGAAGGCGAAATTGACTTGTTCGACGCATACAAGGAATACTCCCAGGCTTCAAGTGTCAAGGACGATCTCCCTGATTCGGGAGCGTACGGACTTAAGATCTGGCAAATGCACGGCCAGCTGATTAAGGACCGTGGAGTAGACCGCTCGATTCTGACCGCCTTGGGCGATGGATCGCCTGGGCCAGGAGCGGAGTCAATAGGCCAGTCACAGTATTTACCCATCTAGGAGAGAATCGATGGAACGCGACGGTAACACGAAGATCCAACATCCTGACGTCATCTTTGCTGAAGGAGACTCTAAGGGGCCGATGGGTGGCTTGCTTGTCGAAGAGACTCATGATACGTTGCTGAACTATCTGAAGGACCGGCTCGATGACGGCGCCTCAATTCGGAACGTTCGAATCCAGCGCTATGCTCGCATCGACAAGGCTGTGGCGACATGGCAGCGGCTGAGTGCTGAGGATCGAATCAGAGCCGAGAAGGAAGCAACGACGGGAATGCCGCAAGCCATCAACACGGTGATTCCGTTGCTTCATGCGCATCTGGAAGATCTCGTGGCCTTCTATGCCGGAGTCTTCTCTCCCAACTCGATGGATGTGTTCCAGATCACCGATCCTGACATGTCTGAGCAGGTGCGCACGGTTGTCGAGAAGATGAATCAGGACGGCAAGGAGACAAAGTACTACAGTCACTTGACCTCCTCGATTCGGAGTCTGCTCAAGTACAACCTCGGTGGATTCTGGCTTGACTGGAACACAACGGAATACGGTGGCGAGCTCGGGACTTATACTGGGAATCAGATTCGTTCCCTGGATATGTACAACTTTCTCTGGGATACTTCGGTCACTGATCCCAGGGCGATAAGCAAGGATGCCGAGTGGGCGGCCACGGTTGAGACTATGAGTCGCTATAAGCTCGTGCGCGAGGCTCGGAAGAATAAGTGGGTCAACATGGACCTGGTTCTGGAATCAATGCCTGGCATGGCACAGGATACGGCGGCCAATAAGCTGAGCACCTACTACCGGTCTCCCCCGAATCATGCTGGAATGGGCGTCGACGACCTGCAAGAGGGTGGTGGTAACTCATTGGATGCGTACTTCCAGGGACTCGAACGTGGAACTGGCCAGAAGATCACTGGGCATGAAGTCGTTCGGATGTTCATTCGATTGACTCCAGCTGATTTCGACCTCAGTGCCGAGCCCCCAGAGGAGAATCGAGTCCAACCTGCTCAGTCAGCTATTCCGGAGTACGAGTTGTGGCGCATTGTTATTGTCGATGGAACTTATATCGTCTCAGCGACTCCAGCCGGCCGACTCACCGAGGACATTCCTTACTACCTGGGTCATCTGAATGTGGATGATATGGGCGAAGCCACTAAATCTGTGGCCGAACTCATGAAGTCATTCCAGTCATTCGTCTCATTCCTCTTCAATGTCTATGTCGCGGGTGCGCGTTCGAGTATATGGGGATTCCTCGGCGTGAATCCAAAGTACTACGACATGACGAAGCTTCGTGAGGGCGATGTCGCTGGGATTCTGACGATGAAGAACGAGATGGCGTCGGCCAGTGCTGACCCAGCCCGTGGTATAGCTCGGATTCAGGGCAACTCAGCTGAGACTCGGACGGCCATGGGCGATGTACAGGCCGTGATGGGATTCCTACAGCTTATGTTCCCGAGTCAGGGGCTTCCATCCCAGATTGCTGGCCTCGATCGAGCTATCGAGTCCCAAGTGGCCGCAGTTATGCAGGGAGTCAATCGCAGATTGCATATGCTGTCCTTTCTGGTTGATTCACAGGTCCTGCATCCAGTTCGCATGGCGGCGTTCCATAATATTGCGCAGTTTGCCGACGCGGAGACACTGGCCAAGCTCACTGGACTCAAGCATAGCGACGTGCTATCTTCGCTAGGTTCTGGCCTGAAGCAACTGAATCGTGAAGCAGCTGCCATCGCCTTCCAGAAGATTCTGTTCGCGATGATTCAGACTCCTGATACCGTGCAGCAGAATAAGATCGACCTTCTGAAGATGATGAATTACTGGACGAATCTCATGGATGTCGATGCGGACATGAAGCAGTTCCAGATTCAGGAGGACCCAGCACAACAGCAACAGCAACTTGGCCCTGACGGCCAGCCGATTCCACCGCAGGCTTCACAACAACCCGTCGGGTGACAGGATCGGTATGTTACCCTCCATCTGAGGAATCACTATGGACGCCGAACGAATCCTGGCTACCTACCCGTTGGACCTCCGGCATCGAGTCGGCATCTTATTGAAGGACCTACGGGAACTCAACTTCTGTGACGCCTTGTTGGAATCAATCAAGGTAGATTGCTTCAATCAGATATCGATGACTGACATAGATGAGGCTGATTCGGAGTCGCGTAAATTGTTGATACAAACTGCCGCAGCTGCTCGCTTCATAGAGCAGCTGCGGGATTCATTAACCCTGGCTGAGGCCACTTCCGAGGAGATTGAGTGATGTATAAGTTCTTGTACCAGAATCTGCCCGTTTACGCCCCGAATGGTTTCGGTGGTATGAGCGACATTCGCATGATTGACCAGCCGATCGACCAGATCGACGATGATGATTCAGGTGGGGGCGACGATCGGCAGCAACAGCAGCAAAGGCGCCAGACTCAGGAAGTGGACGATATTTCCCTTGAGAATACTGACGCGTTGCGTAAACTGTTTGATGACCAGGACGATACAGACTTTGATCTGGACCTGGAGGACGATTCGGACGAAGATGACGACAAGGAGTCGAAAAAGAAAAAGGCTCCTGCATCCGAGGACGATGACGAAGATTCAAGCGATGATGACTCGGCGGCCTTTGCAGAGCAGTTGAACGCCGCTATTACCGGGTTGACCACACCGAAGGATTTGATTCCAGCGGACTTCGACCCGAATGACCCGGCGCAGTTGACGTCGGTACTGGGGAGTCTCCAGCAAGCTACTGCACGGAGTACCCTCAATTTGTCTATTGGCGTAATGAGTCGGGCGCTGGCGTCCCACAAAGCCCAGTTGACCGAGCAGTTCCAACAGGCGATTCGTGATAACGGAAGGGAATCGAAAGTGCAGGAGAAGTTGTCGGAAGCGATTCCGGAGTACAATGATCCTGAACTCAGGTCCGCGGTACGGACAATCTACAAGCAAGCAAGTTTGCGGCATACCAAGCCTGCGGCAGCGATCGCCGCAACCAAGCAAGCCCTCGCAACACTCGGAATCAAGCTCAGTGGCGATCGGAAGTCCGACAACAACAGGCAGAATCGGTCCTCCAGTAGCGGCTCGCTTGATAATTTCTTCGATATGCCTTCGGCGAATCGCGGTAATGCCCGCGACCGCATGAGGCGTAACACCTAAACCGAGGTTCCGAGTCAACCGACTCGACCCAAAAATTGAGGTTATACCATGTCGATCAGAGGCATCTTTGCTTCTCATTCTGGACTGGTGGGCGAACGAGTCGGTGACTTCGCCTCCCGAGTTCTTATGTATGGGCCTGTCGGCACCACGCCGCTTTTGGCCCTTTCTTCGGGCATGCCGACTCGGCCGGCTCGTGACAGCGTGTTCCAGTGGTGGGAAGATTCGCACATCTCTGGCCGTGCCGAGGTCGTGACCGGCGGTAACTCCGCAGCCACGTCCATTGTCGTTGACGATTCCAATCTCTGGGTTCCGAAAACGATTCTCATGAACGAGACGACTGGCGAGTACGTGTTCGTCACCGCTGTTGCAGGCAATACCGTTACGATTCAGCGCGGCTGGGCCGGAACGACTGCGGCAACGATTGCCACTGGCGAGTTCTTCCAGTCCATCGGTACGGCTCATGAGCAAGGCGCTCAGCGGCCGGAAGCCGTTACGCAGAAGGGCGAGTCTCGACTCAACTACGTCCAGATCTTCTGGAATGGCTGGGCGATCTCTGGCACGGCGAATGCGATCGAGTTCGTGACCGGGAGTCAGCTGGCCAACAACCGCCAGAATTGCATGACCTATCATGCAGAGGATATGGAGCGGGCATTCTGGTACGGTCGCAAGGCGGTGACTTCGTACAACTCCAAGCAGCTCACCATGTCCGACGGCGTGATTCCGCAGATCGAAGGCTACGGTGGAATCGTTGAACCTGCAAACTTCGGCGGCACGTCCGGTGCAATGGCCCTCATGGGCCCGGCGTCCCTGACGAACTTCATGCGCCGAATCTTCGACAAGAACATCAAGGGGGCTCCGAACGAACGAATCGCGTTCACCGGATCAACCACGATGGAATTGATCTCGGACATGGTTCGCAAGGACGGCACCTACAATATCGCTGTTGGCGAAACCAGCTATGGACTCAAGGTCACGGAGATCATCGGCTTCAATGGTACTCTGAAGCTCATGACTCACCCATTGTTCGTTGAGAATCCTGTCTGGGCGGCGAAGCTGGTGGTTCTTCATCCCGCCGGCATCTCAAAGCGTGTTCTGCGTTCGACTCAGACGAACGAATACGGGACCGGCGGACGGGCCGTTCTTGATGGCAAGGATGCTATCGAGGGCGATCTGCTCGACGAGCTCGGATTCGAGGTCAAGGGTGTTCAGACGATGGGCATCATGACGGATATCACGACAGCTGTTAGCAGCGATTACGTAGCGGCTTAGTTCTGGCGACCTGAGTCGTTACGCGCAGCGCGCGTCGTGGTAGGAGGGAGCGGCCGTTTTATCCTAGCCGGGAGTCTAGCGGTCGCTCCCTTTTTTCAGACTCTCGGCACAGTGAGGAATCAATGGCTACTTTTCGGTGCGCTGCTTATCGAGCACTTTCGATCGGCGGCTTTCACTTCCAGAACAATCAGCTTTCAATCCCTGACTCCGATCCAGACAGGATCGCCAAGTTCAGGGAGCTTTGGAGCAAACAATCGGCTATCTATCGGAATGCGATCGTTGAGGTCCAGGAGCTTGGAGTCGACGGCCGGAATCTCCTTGAAGTCGCCGGCAGCAAGGTCGTCCGTGGGATTGACCAGGCTGGAGTCCAGAAGCCCAGGGATCAGCCCGGAATCGTTGGCGATAAGCCAGTCCCAACCGCCGTGGTTATTGACTCCGCGAAGAAGGGCTCCTAGCCCATGACTACGTTCTCGCAGATTGTTGACACACTGACTCTGGAGCACCTTCGCCCTGACATGCGGGCGAATGTCGCCGCCTACGTGAATCTCACTCTGCGAGAACTTCATGCCGGTGACAACGGGGGCGCGATTCTTTACGCTGCGAACCTTGTCGAGGACACGTTGACTACGACAGTTGCTGAGTCACATTCATGGGACATACCTCGGCCGCACCTGTTTCAGAAGCTTGCGGCCGCCCGTTTCGATTCCTTCGGTTTTGATCGTGATGCTTACGCCAGCCCGCGGACTCCAGGTGCGATGTTCGCTGATTCCAGGTACGTGAAGCAATACTACCGGAGTGGTAACTCCTTCGCATTCATGGGCTGTGGCCAGATCGGCTCAACCATCAGCCTTGGTTGGTATGAGGTGCCTCGGCGACTCGAATACTATCCTGCCGGGGACACTCGGCCATGCCAGTGGTCTGAGGCCGATCAGGACTTTACCTACACCGGGGCCTATGGAGTCTCCGAGACCTCTCAGGCTTTGGCTCAGACGTTGTGCACGAATTGGATTCTGTTGCGCTGGGGCGATCTTGTCATGCAGGGAGCCAGGGCCAAGATCTTCGCTAGAGCCGGTGACGAGGCACGGTCAAGACTCGCTTATTCCTCCTTCTCTGGACTCCGGCCGAGCATGGTCTCAGCTGAGACTTACGAGGAAGCCTGATTATGCCATTGCTCGATGTGGCCCCGTTTCAGGAGCATGGTAGTTACAGCCAACAGCGCATGATTCGCGATCTGATGGACTTCTATAGAGCTATGCAAGAGTTGACTGAAGATCTCGAGTCCCGGCTGGCTATCGTCGAAGCAGCGATAGTGGACCATGAGGCCAGAATCACAGCACTAGAACCATAAGGAATCTCTCGATGGCTGACATAGAATTGAGTGAGTTGCCGATCGGCAATGGCGAAGGCGGTGGACTAGCTGCCGTGTTGGTTACCTGGGAAGGACTCAGCACGACTGATATTGATGGCGAAGCCTGGAAGAACAACGTCGCGGCTGATGTGAGTGTTCAGGTGGTTGGCACATTCAGCACGGGCGGCAAAGTGAGTCTGCTCGGGTCGAACGACGGGGCTAACTTTGCTGTCCTGAACGATCCGCAAGGGAATCCAATCGTCCTGACTGAGGCCAAAATCGAAGTGATTCTGGAGGCGCCGTTGTACTTGAAGCCCGGCTCAGTCGCTGGTGATGGCTCGACAGATCTTGATGTGATTCTGCTGGCCCGCCGGACCATTAAGTAATCGAGGCTAATTGCTATGAGTCGACGGCGCAGAAGACTTCTTGGCGGTGGTGACCTGCTGGCGAAGCTGTTCGTTAAGTATGGTGCTGCTGGCTTCCTGTTCGACAAGATCGATCCGGCTTTTCGGCAAAGCGGCATCGCGTTGCAGTATGAGACGAGCGCGGGAATAACCGCCGTCGATGCTGCGACTGACCCGGTTGGTTTGGTGTTGGACCGCAGTCAGGGGGTGGTGATTGGGGCTGAGTTGGCTGTCAATGGCGGGTTTGACGCTGATAGCAACTGGGGCAAGGGCACAGGGTGGGCAATCGGGTCTGGTACGGCCTCTAGTGACGGCACTCAAGTAGGAGACAGCGACCTTACGGCCAGCATTGCGCCTCTCGTCAGCGGTAAATTTTATCAGGCGGAGTTGACCGTATCCGCCTACAGCGCGGGGAATGTCGCAATTGTCTTTGGGACACAAGAGTCCGGTGATTATTCGGCGAATGGTTCAATCTCGAAAATCTTCAGAGCAAATGGGACCGCCCTCATCATTCGCGCTGATCTTAATTTTGTCGGTAGCGTTGATGCTCTGACGGTCAGGGAAATCTCCGGCAACCATGCCTACCAAGTCACTGGGGCCAGCCGCCCGGCGCTGACCGGTGGCCCGCCTTGGTATTGGACAGTTGACAAGGCGGGTGACGATCTGGTCGTTACTATTCCATCGGGCGGGATTACTGGAACCTATATCCAAGCAACTGACTGGGGCGTTGCTACATATTCGGTAGCGGCGTCTGCCGGGGCGTTCTCTCAAGTACAAGGTGGGGTATATCTACCGGGCACCAAAATCTATGCCGCGATGATGATCGACGCGGAGTTGTCGACAGCGGATAAAGCATTGGCTGTCGCTGCATTCGAGGCACTCGGCGCCGTAGATGTGTTTGGAAGCGTGACTAATTTCGGCTACGCTTGGCGTGGTTGCTCGTCTCTAACTGCCTTCCCATTGCTAGATGTCTCCGCTGGAACTAATTTCGGCTACGCTTGGTATGCTTGCTCGTCTCTAACTGCCTTCCCATTGCTAGATGTCTCCGCTGGAACTAATTTCTCCGACGCTTGGCGTGGTTGCTCGTCTCTAACTGCCTTCCCATTGCTAGATGTCTCCGCTGGAACTAATTTCTCCGACGCTTGGCGTGGTTGCCCGTCTCTAACTGCCTTCCCATTGCTAGATGTCTCCGCTGGAACTAATTTTCCCAACGCTTGGTTTGGTTGCTCGTCTCTAACTGCCTTCCCATTGCTAGATGTCTCCGCTGGAACTAATTTCTCCGTTGCTTGGTATGCTTGCTCGTCTCTAACTGCCTTCCCATTGCTAGATGTCTCCGCTGGAACTAATTTCAGCCACGCTTGGTTTGGTTGCTCGTCTCTAACT